GAGAACTCCGTCTGGAGCGAGCATATAGTGTTCTATCCACCCTAAACTAGGGAAGACGAGATACCATGGGAGAACGCCGGCAAACGGCGGACCCACGGGTTCGCCGGCATGGTTATTATCCTGAGCTTAGCTCACTTAACGATCACCCCGATCGAACAGTGTTCGGTTGGGGATTCCCATTTTCAGGGATAACCCTGTCGCTTTACCTCTGAGGTTTAGCGGCATAGGAAGGCCGTCAGCGTATACTGTCATGTCATCCTTATGGATCCACAATGGTTCAGGCCTGAGGTCATCTTCTTGGTGGAGGAGTTCACTCCACTCATCGAAGGTTACGGAAGCTGAAGCTTCCAACTGGGGTAGACTAAGGGATATTCCCTTCACCCTAGTGTTTAGAGGAGCGGTGTTCCACCCTTTCCTCGCCTTGCGGTTCGCAAGTTCCCAGAACGGAGTTCGTTCTCCAGCCTGGGTCTCTCGAAGAATCTTACCGATATCTACATATCCGTGTTCTTCTATCCTCTTGCACGCTTTGCCGAAGCGAAGGTGCACGGGGAGGTCGAGATTATCTCGCATTTCCTGGGTCGTTGCCACGGGCAAAAACTCGGTAATCCACCTCATTTCGTTCTCGACGACTTGTAGTGGTATGGGTTCACCCCTGTACATCAGCAGGGGTGTCCTCAAGGTTTGCAGAGCCCTAAGGGCTAGCTCACCTTTAGGCGTTCCTTTAGAAGCATAAGCTTCTCGGACTGCCTTTTTGACGATTTCCGGGGTATACCGGAAGGACAAGTCTGTCCTTAGGTTTAGACCTAAACCGCCAAGATGCCTGGGAAGGAATGCAATTCCTTTCAGGTCTCCATACTCCCTCATGTTTTCGAGGAAGATATCTAAGGCTTTAGCCTTTTTCGCTTCGGGACCGGAGTACCACTCCATTTCCCTAGCGAAAGCATGACCTTTACCGAAAATCGGATTTGTGTCATCGTCACCAGAGCGAGTCTTCGTTTCTGGCGACAGAAGCCTCATCGGGACTATGTCCTGATAGAAGCTGTCGGAAATATTCCTTGTGTCGAACAGTCCTTCTAGAAGAACGGCTCGTTCGCAATACTTCCCACCTTTGGAGTATACACCCCACTTGTCGTCCGAGGGTTTAACCCTATAACGGACTGCACTTGGCTTATACCTTCTGAGTTCTTTAAAAGAACCTAAGCGTATTATGTCATCGCCTGCACACCTCCAGGTGTGCCTTCGAAGACAAACGGGGTCTAGCGGCGCTGTGCGCCGGGACGCTGCCACATCAATAGCTTTGCTAATTGTGTGGAGAATGATCTTGGTTCCGGGAAGGCCCATAAGGGCTCCCCTGGCTGAGATATCTGCAACCCCTTCAGTCTCTAAGACGAAAGGTTGTAGAATTAGCTCGTGAGAATACCTGAAGTAATTACTCACGTTGGTCCATGGTTCCCAAAAGGAATCCATGTGCAAGGTGCCCGCTTCATATTCTATGAAGTCGGTGGATCTTTCAAGATCTCCTAAAAGGACACCCTCATAGAGGTCGGAGCCCCGCTCCTGGTAGAAGGAGTTTTGTAAATCTTTTACAAACTCCCAAGCTTGATTTCCTGCACTTAGTCCAGAGTCAAGCGTTGGATCTGTTTCCAATACTGCGCGCATAACATGCGCGTAAGGCTGCAGGTATGTCGTAAGACAAGCCTGAGACTTAGTGGGTATCCTGGCTTTACCGCCAGGTTCCCCCAATGCAACCGCAGAAGCGGAAAACATTTTACCCGTCGGCCTTCCGGCCTGAGTGAGGAAACCTTCCTCAACTAGGGTTACGTAACAGTACGTGTGTAGAAGCACCGCTAAGCGGTCTTCTTCCATTCCGACCAGTTCCGGGTGCAACCACCCGGACTGTTCGATCTCAGTCCCAATTTCTGCCTCAGGCAGATCGCGGATATTTGGGATCTCCGCTCTCCATCTTGGAGTGTCCCTACGAACGGTGAAACGCCCGCCAGTAGGTAATTCCCATATCTGATCATTATCAGGATGGGTCGAGAGCCATTCATGGAAACCAGGAATGATAGCCCTTTTCTTCCCCCCTTGCTTCGAGCTGAGCTCGTAGCATCCCTTATTCGTAAGGGAGCAGTGGGAGTGCATACGCTTCAGGACACCTGCAGCGCGTGCGCACGCTTTTACTTC